GGTGTAGTTAAAGGTAAGAAAGCAGTTTCTAAAGGAGTGAAGTAATGTTAACTTTATTACAATTAGCTGAGAAGAAAAAGACTAAGGTCAAAATCAATCCTTCTCAGAAAGAACTTACTGAAAAGTCAAAGCACGAAGAAGATTGCACTTGTATCAAGTGTGAAGAACGTCGTGACAAAGATGAACCTACATGTGAGTCTGTAGATTTAACTGAAGAGTGGATTAATGCTAGTGTAGAAGTTGCTTCCGAGTACTTCTATGCAGAAGGTATTAATGAAGATGGTCTCGACCAGATTATAAATGAAGTCGGTCTGGAAGATTTCGTCGAGTTTGTTATTGATCCTATTGAAGAACTTAATGAGGAGAGGTCAGCAAGAAAGGCATCAGTTAAAGCACCTTCATATGAGAAGGTGAAGGCTGCTGTTGATAAGTCTGATGCTGCTAAGAAGAAAGCAGGTAAGGGTGAGTACTCTAAGTCATATGCCAAGAGATCTGGTGAGACTGAAGATAGTACTAACTATAATGACAAAGCACCTGCTAAGAAGAAAGCAAAACCAGTTGCTAAGGCTACTGTAAGGAAACCTAAAGCAGCACCTAAGAAGAAAGCAGCAACAGTTAAGAAGGTAGAGAAGGCAGTTAAGACTGCTAAGAAAACACAACCTCAGAAACCAACTTCCAAGAAAGGATTGTTAGGTAAGGTAGGTGATGCTGTTAAGAAGGGTGTTGAGAGACACAATAAAGCAAGAGCAGCAGGTAAAGTACCAGAGAAACGTGTGAAGGAATTCGCAAAGGGATTTAAGAAAGGTGTTACTGGCACTCTTAAATTTGCTGGTAAGGTTAAGAAGGCTGTCAGTGAAGAGACAGTAGAAGTACAAGAGGTAGAACATAACCTCTTGACATTTGGTGAAGCGACTCGTCTTAAGAAAGAGAAGGGTTATGATAAGGGAGGTACTAAGAAACCATCCGCAAAAAAGGATAAAGCCCTGTCATTCGTTCTTGATAAAATAAGAAAAGAGCACGGTAAAGGTGCTGTAATGACAGGGGGAAGCAGACAACAGAAGAAAGTTAAGGGTGCTAAATCTGATGCTGGTACTGGTAAGTACAAGAAAGCAGCAGATGCCAAGAAACAAACTGCTGCTGATGCTAAGAAACGTGGGTTCAAAGACGTAAAGAATTACGTTAATACTATGGCTAGATATGGTGGAAAATCAAACTACGATAAGGGAAGGGGCCTTGGCACATAACGAAGACTGGAAACCTGAGATAGAACATATCAAGGGTTCCGACCTACTAAAGAAAAAGAAGAAGAAGGTAGAGGGACTTCCCCCTCACCTTCGATTGTCTGCTATGAAGAAAGCATTTGCTCATACCAATGAGGAGAATGCTCTAGAGAAACGTGCGAAAGAAAACGAAAAGGCTAGGAAATGGTTGAAGAAAGATGCTAAGAAGAGTGGGTACACTGACATAGCATTAAGAGCATCCATGTCTAAGGGTGCTGGTGTTAGTGAGGAAGCCGACAAGAAAAAAGGACGGCATCCAAGAGACCAAAAAGAATTAGACAGAGCACAAGCATACATCAAGAAGAATCCAAAGTTCGGACTGAAAGAAGTTGCTAGTTATAAAGAGTTCATGAAAGATAAGGAGCAAGCTAAGGCAAGGCTTGACAAAAAGATCTCTGATAGAAAGCAAAAAGATAAGTTATTCGTTGATATAAAGAAGAAGGGTATTAAATTTTATGATAAGAAAGGGTCAGGAAGAATACAAGGCGGTAGAAAAGTATACGACTAGGGATATATAATACAGTTGTATACAATTCAATGACACTTTCAAAAGAGGTGGTACTTGAAGCATTAAGATGTTGTCGTGATGTCTATCCACACAAGCAAGATTATCTTGTTAGTAGGAAGATAGAAGGTCATACCATACTTGCTGTTGAAGGAACCAATGAGACTACAGACTGGATAACTAATCTTAAATTTTTAATCAAGAGAGATGATTGCCACAGAGGATTTAAAAACAATGCTAATAGAACACTAGCAGAACTAGTGGTAGCATACGAAGGTTTAGATCCAAAAAGAAAATTAGTGATAGCTGGACACTCCCTTGGTGGTGCTACTGCTACATTGATTGCAGATTTACTATGGGAATCTGGCAATAAGAATGTTGCTTTGGTTACTGCTGGTTCACCTAGACCAGGTGGACGTAGGTTGAGAAAGAGAATCAAAGACATGGAGCATTTACGTTTCGTACATGGTAATGATATAGTACCTGGCACACCACCTTGGCTTGCTGGATATGTACATACTCATTCAGTTATTAAACTAAAAGATGAGAACGATACTAGATTTGATGGTGTCGCAGATCATATGATAGGTGATTATGTTACAGCAGCCGAGAAATACTACGCAGAAAAAAAAGTAACTCTCTGAACCCATAATTCTTATAAATAATCGTAGGTAACGAACAATTGTAGGAGTATAAACATGGCACTTTGGGGAGTCACAGATGCTGACGAAGCTAAGCCTAAGTGGGCTGTACAGGGTGGTGCTGTAGACCCCTCAAACATTTTTGCTACAGCAGAAGGTTGGGTTCTTAGACACTATAAGAAAGGAGATCAGACTGAGTACTGGGATGAAGTTCTAGTCGCAGTTGATGGTCTTGTAGGAGCTGGTGGTCGTGGTACTGATACACTCGGTAATGCAGACATCTCTGCTGTATTCTTTGAGGGTACAACATATGCTGCTGGAGCAACTGGAACCGTTGTTGTTATCTACAACGAGAAGGTAGATGTTACTGCTGGTGCAACACTAGTTGTTACTAACACAACAGACAGTGCTTCTATTACTGCTACATATGCTAGAGGAACAGGAACAAACCGTGTTGAGTTTGACTTTACTGCTGCAGCAGCAGACAAGGTACACACAATCGGTGCTCAAACAATCTCTGGAACAATCAAGGACGCTGGTACAAACACAGCATCCGATAAGGTATTCGTTCTAGGTGATACTATTGGTGCAGGTGGTTCTGGTTCTACCAAGACAATTACTACAACATAATAAATGAAATTTGACGAACTGAATGATGATACATTTATTCTGTTCGCCATCAAGCATTATGAAAATCCTCAAGCGGTAACGAAAGAGGATTTTGATGAAGATCTTAAGCGATTTAAATACCTTAAACGTTTACTTAAACGTTACGTTAGGGGTGGAGCATTAAGAACTCATTTGATCATTAATCATCTAATCATCCTATATAATGTTTTTGGTGAAGCAGCTACCCCTTTACTCTTCTTCAAATTGGAGAGAGAGTATTGGGGTATTTTAAAAACTGTACTTCTTTATCTTAATAAATATCCTGTAGGGATGCTTCCTGAATTAGAAGTTGACCCTGATGTCCAAGATTCTCTTGACTCCGTATGACTTTAATGACTACTGGTTCTACTCCTGGTGCTGCTGGATTCAGTAGTAAGGCAGCTGCCACTGGTCCTTCAGCAGGTTTCGACCCGTTGTTAAAATTCCGTAAGAAATTACAGAAGAGAAGGAAAAAGATAAGAGAGGACAATGAAATTGATAGACCTATTACCGTGAACCGTGTTAATCCAGCACCTAGATCTAGGTTGCTACAATATAAATGTAATCTTCCTGGTGTAGGAGAGACCGTTGTCTATGCTAATTCACCAGCAGAACTAAGTCAGAAACTTAGACTCCTTATTAATCCTCGTTACAGGGGTGACATAAAAATAGAAAGAATAATGCCAGCAGAGGCAGGTAAATTTTTCATGAACAAAAGGAATAGTCACATGCGTAACGTACAAGAGTCTGATGACAAGTCAGCACAACAAGCAATTGTTCAACAGAAGACTGCTCTCGAAAAGAAGAAAGTCTTAATGAAGAAACAAGCATTACAGAAGCAACTTCAATCTAAGGTTCAAGACCTTAAGAAGAAGGCTAGAGTTGGTGGTGCTAAAGGAGAAGCAGACAGTTAGTCATGACTGAACAAGTTAATACAGCACTGCTGGAACGACTGGAAAGAGTAGTAACTAGTTTGCAGGAGAACTCCGTGAAGATGGGGCAACTCCTTGCTGTTCATAATGAAAAGTTAGATAAGCAAGACCGTATTGATGCAGTGTTATTTGAGAAGGTAGACAGTGTACATAGAGAAGTAAATCGTAAGGCAGATGAGATCAAGAAAGGATGTGAAAGAGATATCAGAAAAGTCGATGACCGTCTTAGACTCATGGAAAAGAAAATGTGGACTATTTGTGGTGGTCTTGCTATTGTATCTTTCATCGTTAGTCCAATCGGACAAGCGACACTAAGGAACTTGACACCAAACAATAATGCTAGTATGATAGAGACTCCTAAAGTCTCTCAAGTTGTCTGAGTTTGTAGACAATCATTATGTAAGTCTTTTATCTGGCAGACTGGATAAGTTTGTTAAGAAGAAAGCAGATCTATATAACTTCCGTTGCCCCTACTGTGGTGATTCACAGAAACATAGGAACAAGGCAAGGGGGTATTTTTTTCGTGTCAAAGCAGACTTGGTATTCAAATGCCATAACTGTGGAGTAGGGAGAACCCTACCAAACTTCTTGAAAGACCAGGCACCAGACCTCTATGATGAGTACATCATGGAGAGATATAAGAAGGGTACTACTGGTAAAGGATCTTATGTTCCGAAACCAAAATTCAAGAAGCCAGTGTTCAAGAAGAATGGAAATCTAGAAAAGATTTCTAGTCTAAATATTGAACACGTTGCATATAAGTACATCACAAAGCGAGGGTTAAACCCTTCGCTATTTTATTTTACAGATGAATTTTGTACTTGGGTGAACACCCAGAAGCCTACCTTCACACACATAACTAAGGATCATCCAAGAATCATCATTCCCTTCATTGATAAGGATGGTGAGTGGTTTGGATTCCAAGGTCGTGCATTAAATCCAAAGGACAAGTTACGTTATATAACTGTCATGTTGGATGAAAACAAACCTAAAATCTATGGACTTGACAGAATCAACATTCAAAAACCAATCTACGTTGTCGAAGGCCCTTTCGACAGCACCCTCTTGGAAAACTCGGTTGCTATGGCTGGCTCCGATGTTGATAGTAGGACGTTTGGTTGGGGCAATTATATTTGGGTTTATGATAACGAACCTCGTAACAGAGAAATCGTTAACAGAATCACCAAGTCAATCGACAGAGGTGAGAAGGTAGTGATATGGCCAAATGATATACATGAGAAGGACATAAATGACATGGTAATAGCTGGACATAACGTGCAGTCTTTGGTAGAATCAAATGTATACCACGGACTAGAGGCACAAGTTAAATTAACTGAATGGAAAAAGGTATGACACCCACAGAAATTAAAGTTGTTAAGAGAAATGGTGACACCACTGATCTTAACTTGGAAAAGGTTCATAAGATGGTTGAACATGCTTGCAAAGGATTAGCAGGTGTATCTGAGTCAGCAGTCGAAATGAATTCTGGACTCCAATTCTTTGATGGAATCACTACAAGTGATATACAAGAGATATTAATTAGATCTGCTAATGATCTTATCTCTTTAGAGAATCCTAACTATCAATTTGTTGCTGCAAGGTTACTTCTATTTGGTTTAAGGAAATCTGTATACGGTGAGCATCCTGATCAGCGACCTATTCTCAGACAACATGTAGAGAAATGTGTAGAGAAAGGAGTTTACGATAAAGAAATACTAGATAAGTATAGTGAAGAAGAGTGGGAGATTTTAAACAGTTATATTGATCATGACCGTGATTATCTATTTACCTATGCTGGTATCAGACAGGTAGCAGATAAGTATTTGGTACAGGATAGAAGTACTGGAGAGATATTTGAAACTCCTCAGTACATGTATATGTTAATATCTGCTACATTATTCCAAGACGACGACAAATTCTATAGACTGGAGTACATTAAAAAGTATTATGACGCAATCTCAAAGCACCGAATCAACATCCCAACACCAATCATGGCAGGGGTCAGAACACCCATTCGTCAATTTGCATCTTGTGTTCTGGTTGATTCTGATGACACCCTCGATAGTATCTTTAGCAGTGATATGGCTATTGGCAAATATGTCGCACAGAGGGCTGGTATCGGCATTAACGCAGGTAGAATCAGGGGCATCAACAGTAAAATCAGGGGTGGAGAAGTTCAACACACAGGTGTTGTTCCCTTCCTTAAAAAATTCGAAAGCACCGTTAGATGCTGTACTCAAAACGGCATTAGAGGAGGGTCAGCCACTGTCCATTTTCCTATCTGGCATCAAGAAATTCAAGACATCCTCGTCCTCAAAAACAACAAAGGAACAGAAGACAACCGAGTCAGAAAACTCGACTACAGTATCCAGTTA